GTAGTTCCAATTATCATTGTCATCACATAGAGCAAGATGGAACGTTGTCGGGCCGGCTGCTGGCACGGGGCATCGATCAAAAATCATGCCCACCCGGCCGCTTGGGGTCGAGAACATCGACGATCCGCGCTGGTCAAATCCGGGCGTTGGAGAGACCTGGATTGCCTCAGGCCCGAACGACGCCCCGCCATTGTTTGATTTTCGGCAGTACAACGTCGCGCCGTCGGTCAACGCGTGTTCAGGGGCCCTGCGATAGTTGAGCCAAAGAGTGCCATCAATACCTTCGACGATTCCACCGAAATTGCGATGGAGGTCGTCAACGGCCCCATCTGCCACAACAAGCGTATTCGTGGCTGCCGGTCCTGCGAACGCCTTATGAACTACCCTGGTCGCGCTACGACCCAGTTTCCATCCAACGGTGCCCGGAAGATATTCGACATCCTTGCCAAAGGCCGTCATGCCGGCGGCATCATCAGCACTATCGGGATTTGATAGCCTGGCTACCACTTGTCCAGCGCCGCCGACGTCAACATTTCGCCAGTCAATAGCGGGAGCGAATGAGCGCAACCGATATTTTTGGGCCTCGGCGTAGAAGTACGCGTATCCATTTCCATCAGCAGTGACTATTCCCGTGGGGTATGGGTCAAGGCCCGCCTCATCACGATAAACAGTGACCAATGCTTGGTCGCTTTCCCTCCTTACCTGAAGCACGGCGCCGGGCACAACGTTTCCGCGTACATCGGTTATGGTTGACTGCCAAATAGCGAGCATTGGTTCACCCAAAAAAAAACCCGCCAAGGCGGGCCAAAGAAAATAAAACCGCGCTAAGCGGTTTCGTAGGATTCAATGTTTCCGACGGCCAGGATCTGGTCGTAAAGCTGTCGGCCGTACTCTTCGGGATCGTCCGGTGAAGCAGTGAAAGGAATCCAGCCATAAGCTGGATGCTTCACCTCGCAGTCGATGGTGCCGAACATGTTGAACTTCGGATTGCGGTATTCCATTAGGCCACCCTCACCCACAGCGTGCCGTCCGTGCCTGCCGACCCAAGGCACATCCAGGTGCCTGAGGGGATGATGGTCGTTGGCTCATCGCTGGCCAGACTGGTGTAGCGAAGCACCGAGCCAGAACGGGTGCCCCCAGGGCCCACCGACCCACCAGATACCGCCTTGGCAAAGGCAAGCATGCCCCGCGCTCCCAAGCTCAGGTTGGAAAACATGTTTCCGACCCACGTGGTTTCAGCCGCAGTCACTGCCAGCTTTGGCGCGGTGACCGCCTGCGACGCCACCTTCTCAGTGGTGACGACTTCCGAATCCAGCGCGAGCGTTTGTATCTTGGGAGCGCCGGCAGCGCCTTCGGCTATCGCCTTCGGGTTCTCGCGTAACGCGATGCCGTCCACCGATCGAATCGGTTTGCCCGGTTCAAGTACCGCATCCGAGATATCAGTCCATACGGCCATATCGTCTAAGTCCAGTTGTAGCCGGGGTCACCCCCAACCTTGCCATCGTCATCCGCCCACCAGGCGCCGAGCGCCTTCTGCTCGTCGGTGGCGTCCTGGTAGTCTGGGGCGTCGTCGTCCATCCACAGACCGATGCGGAAGCTGATCGAGTACTCATAAACCTCCAGCCGATACTCGACCGAATGCCCTGGCACAGTTTCCTCGGCGCTCAGAATTTGGTAGCGAGTTTCAAGCGGCGCTCCCGTATCATCCACCACGCCCCGATGAAGCATGTCCACTACGTCCCCCGTCCACATGGCGCGGTCTTTCGCGTCTACGCTGATCGTGGCGTACCGGGGGTTGTTGCGGTATCGGCTCAACAAGCGGGCTGTGACGTTCACGGCCTGGGCATCGCTGTGCAACCACCGCGAGTAGATTTTGCGGATGCGCTGCTCACCGTATTGCTGGTCGCCCTCAGCCTCCAGGTCCGCCCGCACCCTCAGTTTCCGGTAGTTGGCCTCTTTCTCCAGATCTTCAGTTGGGTCGCGTTGCCCCCAATACACCCAAACCTGGGAGACCCTCCCCTTCGGGTCCTGGCTGATATCGGCGCTGTCGGCAATGATGTTCGCGTAATCCGTGATCTTCGGCACCGACTGGAAGACGGCCGGCTTGATCGCCTGGAGCCGGATCTTCTGCGCCCGCTCATCCCACCAAATGAAAAACAGACACTGCTCGGTTATCTCCGACAGCAGATCCGTCACCCCGGTCGGCTCCGTGATCAGGCCGGTCAGGTCGAACTGCTGCAGCCAAAGCGAAGACTCTGCGGCCCAGTCGGCTTGATCAATCCACGCTGCCGGAACCTCTCCATATTGCGTCAGCCATTCGTAGGCCAGATTGTCTACGCGAACATTGGTATAGCGCAGGCAGATCTGCACCCTATCGCCAGCCTCGTGGCTGTCAGGGCTGCTTCCGTCCGTTGCCCGCGTGATCCCGGTCAGTTGGATCTCCGTATCACTGACCGTTACCACCCCCGTATAGGTCATCAACTCGTCGTTGATGCGCACGGTTCCGGGAGCCGGATACTCTGCGGCTAGCGCGCGGGTGACGCGGAGAGCCGAAATGGCCTCCTCTTCGCTGTAGTCCACCATCAACTCGCCGGCGCTGGGCTTCGGCGCCTGCGCGCGGTCATTGTCGGCCAGCTTCAGCACATCCTTCGCGGTGATCTGGACGCGCCCGCGAGAATCCGGCCCATCGATCTTGTCAATCAGGTAGGTCCGGGTAACCATGTCCTCCAGCACTTGACCGGCGTAGCCCTCTCTGACTCGGAGCACGCGGTTGTTGTAGTACGGGTTTCTGGCCAGCCATTTTGACCAAAAGGTTCCACGCTCCACCGGCTTGTAGGGACGCTCAGCGACGTAAGGATCGACCAGGTTGTCGGAGTGGGGATGGTCATTGAACGATACCCGGATCGATGCCCGCTTCCCCAGAGGGCCGCTGTTCTGGCTCCCGCCCCCGGGGTTGATTTCCGTAGGGGCAGTCGAAACCGACTGTACGCTGGGGATGCAATAGACATCCGGCAATCTCTCACCGGGCTTGCAGAACCGCAGCACTAGCGGCTGCGGCGAATAGTTCTCGGGATCCTGGCAGGTCGCCCGAGTATTGAAGCATTTACGGTCCCCCGTGACGCCGACGGCAGCCGTACAGGGGGCCACTCCGTACCGATGCTGGCAGAAATCCTGCTCGATCTCTACGATCGTCTGAAGCTCTCGCCCGACAGTAGCCTCATTCATGCGATGGCCTCGACCGAAAATCCGACCGACATCAGATCTCGAACACCCTGGTTACGAGGGCGGATATCGTCGTTGCACCAGGCATACAGCACTTCTGATGGGAACTTGAGCGGATACCAAGCGATAAAGAACGGGTACTTCCTGGCCGACTCGACAAACGGGTCAAACCACTGCCGGTACCATGCTGCCGTCAGGTTGTCCCAGTCATAGGAAGTGGCATACCCCTCGCGGATAATCGACCTGCCGAGGAATTGCCCACCCTCGCTCCTGTTGGGCATGATGTCGGTCTGGCGAGACAGCGTTCCCGGGGAATGGCCGCCATACAGACCGCGCTGCATCTCCAGCACTCGGCCGAGGTAGACGACCCCAACACTGGCCGCCGCATCATAGATGCGGATAACCCAGTATCGCGCCGTTACTGGGGCGAACAACATCATGATTGCCCGGTCATCGGCCGGCTGTACCGTCTCAAGCGTCGTCCAGGTAGCATTGTCATCGCTGTATTCAATAGCGAAAGTAGCCCCGGACGATCCCAGGGTGTGGCTGGCGATCCCGATATAGTCGATCTCCACAGGAGCGCCCGCATCCCAGGCCGCCCACGCCGGAACCGCTGCCGGCCGCCAGCGTTCGTAGGTCATCGGGTTGGACAACGCTGCCCCGGGAAAACCCGCCGTCTCGCTGCTCACCGTCAAAATTGCGTCGCGGGTAATGGTCTGCCAACCAATCCGGGCATTACAGAGCGGATATCCCCGCCCGTCCGCGTGATCCCCCTGTTCTACCAGACTCGGGCTAACAACGATTACGCTCATGCCACCCTCAGACGGGCACCATCGCCCACGGCTTCATTGATCTGGTCGATGAGTTCTCGCACAGTTTTCTGGTCGAACCGGTCGCCTTGGAGATTGATTGTGACCACGCTTTGGGGCGGTGCCGCCGTTGCGGCCGGCGAGGACGGAGCCGACGAGTTGCCGCCAATCGAACCACTCGCTCCGCCCTGCAAGCTTCCGCTGCTCCCACCGCCAAGAGCCCCCGCCGCCTGGACGAGACCGGTTGCCGCAATAAGCCCTCCCTTCGCGGCCCCTAGGCCTTCAATGGCGGCAGCCACCGGAGGCCCGGCAATCGGTCCTAGCTCAGCCAAGGCACGCATGGCGGCAGCCTGCGTCCAGATGATAGTTTCGGCGATGGCCAGGCCCTTGCTAAGGGCGATAGCAGCAATCGCCGCCGCTTTCGATTTGCCGGCGAACTGGTCCAGCAGTGCCACACCTTGGCGGACGACATCCCCGCGCATCTGAAGCTCAGTCTGCGCCCACTTCTGGATATTCCGGTTCCGCTCCTCTTCACCCTTGGCGGCAATGGCCGTCAGGTCTTCTTGATGTTTCTGCTCCAGCTCAAGAGCCAGGGCCTTGCGTTCCTCATCGGTCACGAGACCTTCGTTGTAGAGCTCCTGCAAAATGTCTTGGCGATCCAGATAAGCCTTGACCTCAAGCTCAGTCTCCGAAGCTACGTGCTCGCGCAGTAGCTCCAGCTTGTCCTGCAATTGCCGGATGTAGTTCTCGCGCTCCTTGTCGGCCTGCTCGGTGTTCGCCCCAAGGCCTCCCGCGCCGCCGCCACCGAACACCGTAACAGGCGGCATTTCAACCGGCCCATTGAAGGCATTCTGCCAAGCCTCTTCGAACCGATTGCCCTTGTAGTTCCAGAGATCGGCCCACTTCGCGTTGGCTTGTTCAAGCGTCTGGTTGCGCTCGTTAAGGATCTTCTCAAGCTCCTTACGCCGCTTTTCTGCCTCGTCGGGGTTGATCCAGTCCGAAATGCCAGACTTGTCTTCGGCAAAGCTCCCCAGCAAAGACTGAATGTCAGCGGCGACAACCTTGAAGCTGCCATGTACCGCGCTGATCGTCTTTCCAATACCGACCAGCGAGTCCGCCAACCGGGCAATCCCAATGCCGACTACATAGATCCAGTCTTGAAGCTCTGTGCTATTACCGAGCTCAACGGCAGCGCCGCTCAAGTCATCAACGGCGGACTCGCCCTTGCGCACCTCGACCACGAAGTTCAAGAACCGCCCCGCCACCTGGGTCAGCGCGGGGGCCAACGATGCGGCAAGCAGGTTCTTCAGGCCGTCAATAGTCGCCCCGATTGACGACATCGCCTGATCAAACTGAAGTAGATTCTGGCGCTGCACATCGTCTAGGACCGCACCCAACGCCTGGGCGCGCTCTGCGAGGCGCTGGAATTCCGCGCCGCCGTTCGCCAGTAGCGGGATCAGTTTGGTGGAGTCGGAGGCCATCTGCTCCATGTAGAAGGTCAGATCTTCCTGCGCCGCTCCTGCCTTTACCAGCGAGTCATAGTAAAGCTGCAGAGCCTCTGGCCCGGACAGATTGCGGAATGCTTCTGCCGTCAAGCCGACCTTAGGGGCGATCTGCTCGAAGAAGTCCTTCATCGGGCCAGCGCCCGTCGCGCGGAAGTCACCGATCCGATCATTGACATCTTTCAGGATGTCGGCCAGCTTCTCCTGCTCAACACCGACCGTCTTGGCAGCGAATGCAAGCCCCTGGAAATCCCGAGCGGAGGTGTTCGCCACCTGCGCGAGCGTCGAGATCTCCCGTGCGCTTTTGGCGGCGGAAGCAACCATAACGGTCATCGCCGCGCCAGCAGCGGCCACGCTGGCGCCAACGGCAGCCATCGTCGTCACAGCGGCACGCGCTACCGGAGCCAGGCCGGAGAGCGACCCCTTAGCCCGCGCGATCCCCTGTTCCAACCCGCCCGTGTCCGCACCGATGCGGACATACAGCGAGCTAAGCTGGCTTCCTGTTGCCATTGTTCATCATCCGTTCTAGGCGTTCGACATCGGACTGCTTCAGCGTCCCGGCGTAGTCCCGCTCAGGGTCTTTGGGGCGCTTCAGGTTGTAGATTCGCCACCACTCTTCGGGCGTCATCCGCCAGAAATCTGAAAGCGGGATTCCCCACGAAACCGCAAAATCGAAGAACAAGCCCCAGTCTAGGTTCGGCGCTTCCGGGCCGACTTCGGGGCTAGCGCGTTTCCCACTGGTGCAGCCTTCTGAGCCGGGAATGCCGCGACCACGATGGCGGAGGCAATCGCTTGAATCTGCTCCTGTCCGCCGTGCATGATCTCTTGGTAGACCGCCTCTTCCGATACATCCACGCCGGCCGCCTGCAAAAACAGCGCTACTGCCGTCGCGAGGTGAGTCAAGCGGGGCTGGCCGATAGCAAGGCTATGAGCCAGGGCCGAAAGAGAAACGCGCTGCTCAACAGTATTCAGCAACCGCATGGTCGGGGTGATGCGGTACTCCCGCCCGCCCCAACCAAGCACTACGTCCTGAAAAATCGCGCTCATCAGACGGAAGCCTCCGGCGTGAACGTCCAGGCGCCGCTCGACTGCACGGTAGCGGTAAACGTAACCGACTCGTTGTAGGGCGCGCCCAACTCGAAGCTGCCGATGAAGAAGTCGCCAGTGATCGCACCAACGCCCGGGATGACCAGGGTGTACTGTTCGAGGAAGTTGGTCGTGCTGGGGTCCAGGGCCAACAGCAGCCAATCGTCCTGGCGAATGATGCCCTCGATGGACATGTCCATCGACCGGCTCGCAGGAACGCTCAGCAGCGTACGAAACGCTCCGTCGCAGTCCTGCGTCACGTCAATCGACTCTCCGCCGATGGTGATGGTTTTGGTCCGGGCGCAGATCCGAGGGCCGGAGTCATCCGCGCCCACGTAAAAGGCAACGTCGCGCCCGGCGATAGCTTGCAAATCAGCCATTGTGAAAACTCCGTTAAGAGTGGGTAGTAAGAAGACGGAACCGGATCACGCCGTGGCGCGTTAGCCCGTCAGGGTCAAGTAATGTGTTCTGATACTCGGCGTCCAACAGGACAGTGTGCGCTCCCGCCACCACCAGGGGGTAGCGGTTCAGCGCGTCGTAGATTAGCTGCAGGATCTCCTTAGCTTCCTTCCGACCTTCGTAGCGGGACCACACATGCAGCGTCAGATCGGTGTCCGCTCCCAGGTTCACGTCGTCGTCGTAGGCGGTGCTGTCATCCTCGCCAATCACGACATAAGGGAACTCAGTGTTCTGCGGCACGGCGTCATAGATACGGCCGCCAACGCGCCCAGCCAGAGGCGTGTAACCGCTCAGCCGGGCGAAAATCGCCTCTTGGATGCTCCATTGGTTCATTTCCGCGCCCTCTTGCCCTTACGGCCTATCTTCACGCCAGCCTCTTTGGCAATTTCCTTCAGTCGCTTGAACCATACGAACCGGCGCCGCTTTAGGGCGGGAGCCAGAAACGGACGGGCTGGCATATTCTGCGTACCGAATTCCAGCCAGGGCGCGTAGAACAGGTCAGTCCCCACGTCCGCATAGAATCCGTTGTTGACCACCTTCAAGCTTTTCAGCAGATCGCCACTGTCTGTATTCGGGGCGTCCCCAGGTTTGGACACATAGCGGTTACCCACCTTCTCACCGCGAGACTTGCGGTTGATCGAGCGCTGCGCCAACTCCAGGACCTCTCCTGCCGTTTTGCCCACCGCCCACTTGAGCTGGTCGTCCATGTCCTTGCCATACTGGTTCAGCGCGTCGAGGGTGGCTTGCATGCCAACAAGTCCCGCCTGGCGGGGGCCGCGTCTCGTTGCCATCAGGTAGCCACCCCTTCCTCGACCTGGATCTCCATCCTATCGTTCAGCTCGTTGACGTTGACAACCGCCCGGATCTGATAGGCGTTGCCCTTGTACAGAATCCGATGCTTGGGCGTGATGTCGTCCCGATACCGAACTTCCAGCCGGTGGACCACCCCGGATTGCAGTTGCATGGCCTGCAGACGCTCGTACATGCTCTGGTGCTTCCAGTGCGCCCAAACAGAGAAAACTGTCTGCCAGGTTTTGGCAAATCCGCCGCCGCCGTCAGGCGTGGTGATTTCCTCCTGAATCGCAATTCGGGAGTTCATGGGGCCCGCTCGCATCACACACCCATCTTCACGCGGTGGGGCATCAGAAGGTATTCAGCGCCAACCGGCATTTTGGCGAACGACACGCCGGCCGCCACGTCCTCGCGATTGGCGTATAGGTGCCCCACGGTCAGAAGGATGGCCGCCCTGATAAGATCATTGACCACCATCGGATCGTCGCCCGCCGTGCCAGCGTTCACCGCAGCATCGAGTGCCGTCTGATCCTCGTATACGTTCCGGCCTAGAAACGCTTGGGCCGACTGCTCGGCGGCGTTGATCCAGAGCGTAATGAGGCTGTCTTCCTCTGTCTCGTCCACGCGCAGATGCAACCGCGCCTGCCCCAATGTCACCAGCGCCATTACTGCCTCCGGAAGGCGTAGGAGCCTATGCCCTCGCGCCCGATCTCTGTTTCGACCGTGTTGCTTTCGACGCACTCGAACCCCTGGGCTGCCATCCATCGGATGATGCCGTCATGGGTCCAGTACCAAATGTGTTCGTTCTTGCGGAAGTGCTTGCTCCGCAGGCAGTGATCCGCACCTTCAAATATCGGGAGGGACGCGAAGACCCATTCCCGAGCCTGCTGCACCGCCGCGCCCGGGTCCTGGATGTGTTCCAGGCTGTCCCAAAAGGACAATGCAGCGCACGTGCCTGCATACAGATCCTGGTACCAACCTCGCTCACGCAGCCACTCCACCCCGGTCGGGTTCACGTCATACCC